AAACTAAAAATTATGACACCAAAAGAAAAAGCAGAGGAGTTATTAGAGAAGATGAATGTTATTCACTACCTCAAGGGTAACGGACTTCCTGTGTCAATGCACAAAAGTCAGATTAAACAATGTGCCTTGATAGCAGTCGAAGAATTGATAAACGAGTACGAATCTAACATCTGCAACTCGGGTTACGACTACGACTTTGAAAGATGGGACATGCAAAGAGATTACTGGATAGAAGTTAAAGAAGAAATAGAATCAATTACAAACTAAAAATTATGAAAGATTTTTTAAAGAGGTTATTATTTGGTAAGCAAGTCAAGATTGAGCCTATGTATATGAGCGTTTTCAAAGACAGCTATGGGAATTTATACGGTGGTGCTATTAATCCACTTGATAAATCCAAGCAGTGTGTAGATGTTGTTAGTCATATAGATAGTCCTAAATACTTAGGTAAAGTAAAAATTTACATAGATCACGTTGAATCACCTATACCAGAACAAGTTTGGTATGAAATGCCTAAATGGAAAAAACAAACTAAAAACTAAAAATTATGGAAAAAGAATTTGTACCTTACGAGTTGGCGGTTAAACTCAAAGTGCTTGGATTTAACGAGCCTTGTTTTGCGTACTACCGTATTTTTGATGGTTACCCAAAAGAATACACTTTTGGTTATTTTGATGAACCAAAAAGATATGAATCAAATATTATGGTTTTTGCCCCTACATTCTCCCAAGCATTCAGATGGTTTAGAGAGAAAGGATATAGGTTTAATATGATAAACGATGTTTCTCAAGTAGATGGTGATTACTTCTATGATGTGTGGTTCAATGGAAATTTTATATTTGAATCACATTATATCTATAAAACATACGAAGAAGCAGAACTTGCTTGTCTTACCAAGTTAATTGAAATTGTAAAACAAACTAAAAACTAAAAATTATGGAAAAGAAACAAGCAAGTGTTGTAGATCAATTATATTTTGATTTAGCTTTTGAAGTAGATTGGAGTCCTGATATAGAAAAATTATTTGAAGAAGCAAATGAGATGTTTAAGCAACAATTAGAAAGTGCTTATTTGAAAGGTTCTGCAGATAGAATGAACGATGAAGGAAGTTTTGAAAAATACTACAATGAAACTTATGCAGAAGATGAAGATGCGGAATACTTAAAAAGTATAGGTTTTGAATAACTAAAAAATAATAAGATGCTGATATTACAACTCAAACAACGAATCATTCAACTGGAAGCAGCAATGCAAGAGAATGAGCAAAAGATAAACGAAATACTTCAGAAGTTGTCCGAAAGGGCAACAAGTCCTTCGCTTATTCCTGCCGAAAAGAAGAAAGCATTTCAGAAGCCAACAATCGTTGAAATATACGACTACGCTTGCGAACGCTTGAGCAACGAAGACGCGCTTAAATTCACCGAGAAATTCCACGCACACTACGAGGCGAATGGTTGGAAGGTTGGACGCAATGCAATGAAAGATTGGAAAGCGGCGGTTCGCAAGTGGGACTTGAGTACCTTTGACAATTCAAAAACAAACCAACAAAATCAAACTAAAATTAAGAATGGAAAATTCGATTCAGACGCTGCGCAACGCATCTACAACGACGCTCACAACTACACAAAGGATTGATCGTGCCGAACGCGAAAGCGCGTTTGTAGCAGACTACGACCTACCGACGTTCGTAAAGTTATGCTCAAAGGTTTGCGCGATGTACGGCATAGCATTACCAGAAGCACAACTGTTGCAATTATTGCACGAGTTTATTGTTAAGCACTTTCGTTGGGTGACATTCGAACACTTCAATCTCGCGTTTGAGATGAATGCAGCGAATGAACTTGACAAGAAGTGTGAGCATTATGGAGCATTAAGCGTATCGTTTATAGGCGACGTGTTGACGCAATACAAACCGCACCGCGATAAAATCAATTTACAAATTCAAAGAGAGATAGCCGAAGCCATTGAGCAGAAAGCGAAAGAAATAAAAGAAAACGAAATGGCAGTAAACGACGATAGCTGGAGAAAGATGCTTCAAGAAGATATTGAGAGTTATAAAGAAGGAAAGTTTATCACGTTAGAACTTCGAGGTGTATCAATGATGCGGTGGTTGGAAGAAGCGAAGTACATCGACGCGACGACGTTCACCGATGACGAATACAACACCTGCAAAGCGAAGGCGCGTTTCGTTGTCTTTCAAGAACAGCAACTTTCGAAGGGAATAGTTGAGCGAATGAGCGATAGGAAACGTCAGCTATTGAAGGAATCGTTGCACTTTGAAGGAATGAGACAACTTTATAAACTTTATTTGAGTAAGCAATGAATTTAGGAAAATTCGACTGCGGAACAGGGTTAATAAATATACTTTATAATGATAGTAGTGGTTTATTAGTTCGTACTTCTACAATAAAGGATATGATTTTTGTAGACAAATTGCAAAAAGAAAATAGTAGTGCTGTTGGTTTTATTCAAAAATCTATTTGGGAGAAATACGTTTGGGGTGGTGAAAGAAATTTCATTGTTTTAATTGCTGAAATGAACAATGACCCAGTTGGTTATGTCTTAATTACTCCTGCTGTTTCTTCTTATAAGTACGCAAAGATTCAACAGATAGCAATTAGAAACGATGCACGAAGATTATATTACGGAAAAGCATTAATAGAAGTATGCAGAGATTTTTGTATAAAGTTTGGTCGTATCGGTTTTACTTTAAGATGCCGTATTGATTTAGATTCTAATTACTTCTGGAAATCTTTAGGTTTTACAAATTACGGAACTTGGAAAAAAGGCGAAATAAATCACGTTGGATTCAAGGCAAGTAATGATATTAACCTTTGGAAAATAGACCTTAACCCAAACATAATTTCTTTATTTTGAATCCATATAAACCCGAATACCTACCGCGCCAGATTGAAGCGTTAAACTACCTTGCAACAGATAGCGAGGTTGAACAGATACTTTACGGTGGCGCGGCAGGTGGCGGAAAGACGAAGTTCGGTTGTATGTGGCAGATACAACGACGTTTGAAGTACGCAGGAACGCGTTCTCTCATTGGTCGAAGTAAGTTAGACACGCTCAAAAAGACGACGCTCAACACGTTCTTTGAGACTGCGAAAGAGTTCGGTCTTGTGGCTGATAAGCACTACGTCTACAACGGACAAACGAACGTGATTAAGTTCTTCAACGGAAGTGAAATAGTGCTTAAAGACCTGTTTGCTTACCCTTCAAACCCCAACTGGGACAGTTTGGGCAGCTTAGAAATCACAGACTACTTCATTGACGAGGTATCCGAAGTAACCGAAAAAGCGGTCAACATTGTTCACTCGCGTTGTCGTTATAAGTTGAATGAGTTCGGTCTTATTCCGAAAGGCTTCTTGTCCTGCAATCCGTCGAAAGGTTGGTTGTATAATGAGTTCTACGTTAAGAACAACAGAAACGAACTACCGAAGCACCGCGCTTTTGTCCAAGCGTTACCGCAAGATAATCCATTCCTTCCTGTTGCTTACATTGAATCGTTGCGTCGCCTTCCAGAGTACGACCGCAAACGTCTACTCGAAGGTAACTGGGAGTTTGACGACGACAGCGACAAGTTGTTTTCAACGGACAATCTGCTTCGTATGTTCCGCAACGAACTACTTGAAGGAAAGAAATACATCACAGCAGATATCGCGCGTTTTGGAAAGGATAGAACGATTATCTGCGTTTGGAATGGATTAACACTTATTGACTTAATCGAGATGAATAGAGCGTCGTTAGATGAGGTCGTAAACAAGATTCGCCTCGTAACAAAAGAACACTTAATTTTGTTACAGGATGTGGTCGCAGATGAAGACGGTGTTGGTGGTGGAGTGGTTGATTTTCTTAAGTGTCGAGGGTTTGTCAATGGATCTAAACCAAAGCAACCGCAATACCAAAATTTGAAAAGCGAATGTTACTACAAATTAGCTCAATATGTAGAGGAGAATCGGCTCACTATTTTAGTGAATGGAAAGAAGGAACAAATCGTGAAGGAACTTGAAATGATTAAGCGACACCGTGCAGACGTGGAAGGAAAGTTAATGGTTACACCGAAGGACGTAATTAAGAACCGCGAAGGAATAAGTCCCGACGTTGCCGACGCGATTATGATGCGAATGTATTTCGAACTTAATCCTTCTTATGGTCAGTATGTTGTCGGGTAAATAATTTAGCATATATTTAGCGAATGAAACAAACACCACTATACGAGTCATTGAAAATGACTTACGACAGAGAGCGCGAAATTGTTAATTCAATAGCGACTTATTTCCAACAAGCAAAGCCAGTAGGCGATATTCTGCTTGAACTTTCTCAGCGCAAGGATATGAACGCGAAAGAGAAGGTCTATCTCGCTTTAATGATTGGAACGATGATGACGAGAAACGATGCAGAAAAGTAATTTACTCGCGCAGGTTGTCGCTGAATTAGAAGCGCGAGAATTGAAAGGTTTAGACACTTACGGAACAACGTTAGACCGAACAGATTTAACGCGCTCACAATGGCTACAACACGCGTATGAGGAAGCGTTAGACCTTGCGTTGTATTTGAAGAAACTTAAAATTGAAGAAGATGACAAAAGAATTGGCGACTGATATATTGCACAATTATTTGAAAGACAAAAAAAGACTTCCAATTTTTGACGAAAGAATAACTTCAACTTATGAAAATGGAGTTATGACCGAATGGACGTTTAGAGGTTTGTTAAACTTTTTATTAGATTTATAATTATGCCAGAGAGCAAAAGTAAAAAAGGAATCTGCGTGTATCTACACAAAGACCTGTGGAATGAGATTGACGAAAAGAGAGGTGAGAACAGCCGTAACACTTTCTTGAGTGAGGCAATAAAGTTTTCTTTGAAGTTCTATGTCGACGAATCTAAAATAAAATACTCAGAACAAACGTCGACAAAATAGCGACGGACGACGTTACGATTAAAGCGCTATTTCTGCGCTTTTTTTGTTTCTCCAATTTCTTTTTATCCGACGTTAGGCTGTTAATTTCTTCGCTCAATATCTGTTCCTTTTCTTCGTGTGCACTTATAACTTCTTGTAGGTTGTTTATCTTTTCGTCCTGTACTTCCATTTGCTGTTCATAAGTCGATATTATAAGCGAATCGGCTTCAATCACGCTATCGCAAGAGTTCACCAAACGGACAACATCAACAATAGTAACAGTATCTCGAACAAGAACAATATCACGAGTTCTTTGATAGGTGGTCTTGGCTTTAGATTGAGCGTCTTCATAAGTTCGAAGTTGTTTATAAAGTTCTATTTGTTGTTGAAGCAACCTGTCGTACTCACCAGCGTTATAGTTAATGATGCTATCTTGCTTTTGTACGTTTTCTTGTACGTTTTTTTTATCCGTACATCCAAACCAATGGTAGCAAACAACTGTCCAAATAGCTGTCGTACCAATAAGCAATAAGATAATTGCGAGTATATTTTTTCTCATAGTATCTGACCTTCGTGTATTCTTAAATTCTTAACGCTGAAATGTCCATTGTTTCCCTTCTCAACGATAGCGAAGCCGTGATTGTACTTCGAATAAGGATTGTAGTCTGGAGAAAGTTCGCTCAAACAACCGACACCCCAACAGGTTATAAACTTTCCGTTAGCGTCGCGTTCGTTGTGTTCCGCTGTTTGGTGGTGATGTCCGCAAAGCGCGGACACCTTCGTCTTCAAAAACAAACCACGCGCTACGTTTACTGAAGGAAGGAACTGCTTCCCAAATTCGTGACCGTGAAAGATTGAAAGTTTACCGATATTCAGTTTACTCTTTCCATCTATCCAAGTTATATTGTGCTTATCTAAATGACACAAAGAAGCAAAGTCGAACGCATCAATGTCGAATAGTTCAGGCGCTTTAATACGCATATATCTCCAGTATCTTTCTTCGTGGTTGCCTTCCTTATAGTAGATATGAGCGTTTGGGAATTGACCGCGTAACGTGTCTACAAACTGACGCATCGCATAAAGTTCGTCCTTAAATTTTCTCTTGCGTGGATCCTTGACAAAGTCGCTAATCATATGACAATCGAGAGCGTCGCCATTTAGAATTACCGCGTCGCACCCTTGACGAATACCTTCATTTATTGCAACGCTCAACGCTTCGTTGTCTTGATAAGGAATGTGAATATCGGACAGGATTAAAAACTTCGTACCTTTTAATTCAACGTGTTTGCGTTTCTTTGCATATGACTTAGGAAGTGCATACGGGTTGGAAGGTCTTGCTGTTGTGTCCATTAATTCTTTTTGAGTGTTATGTTTTCGACTTTTCTCTCCGTGCTTACCTCGAACTCGACGAACGTAATTACGCGCGTGTTCTTGCGTTAAAAACGCTTCTGGATATTCATTGAATAATTTAGTCGCTAAAGAGTGCGTCGGTGCTTCGGGAAACTTACTGCAAATCTCCGCTGCTATTTTTCTCGCTTCCGTTTGTTTCGCCATTCTTTTGTTTTGTAAATCGTTCAATTACCGTTCCTCCAAATAGACCACCTGTAAGCAATGCGAGTGTGTCGAACATCGCAATCGGACAGATGTAATATGTGAATGTCGCAATGTAACTCAAAACGATTAAGTTAATTGTAACAAATATAGCAACAATTCGCTTTGAACTTACTTTGGTTGAAGACGTGACTAATTCATTCAACCACGCTTTCAACTTATCCTTCATAAAAACTTCAAAATGAATTGAACGATTAAGCCACCAACGACACCAGCAGCGGTTGCAATACCACCTAAACGAGCGACCTGCAATCGTTGGTTGTTTATGTACTTGTCGTGCTTCTGAACCTTGCTAACAAGACCTTCAATCTTCATCTCATTGTCACCAATTAACACGTTGTAAATACGGTCAATTTTCTTGTTCAACTCCTGCAATTCTTCGTGTATCAATGCTATCTCTTTTTCTGTGTTCATTTGAAGTAAAGTTGTATTTCTGCTTCGCGTCTATTTACTAAACCTTTAAGCACAACACCACCGCCCTTATTCCACATACGGAAAGAATCAGCAATGGTTGGGTCGTTAGGGTTCACATTTAATTTTCTTAATACGGACGACTTCTTGAAACCACCCACACCGATATTGTAAGCAAGTGAAACACACGCGCTAAATTGGTTTTCGTTGAGCGTTTGCGTTATCAAGGCACGAACAGAAACAGCGAATTTGTCGACAACATTTTTCGCTAATTGTTCCGCTCTCGCTTGTGTTATTACGTCACCTTGCTTAACCTTCGTGCCGTCTTCGTAAAACGTATTTCCATAGCCAATAGTCCACACGTTAGCCGGGCAGAGATAAGCCTTCAATCGACAACCTTCGAAACGCTTCAATAGCGCGTATCCATCCGCGTTAACTTTCATTTACTAAGCGTTTAATTTGTTTCTCTTTTTTCAAAAGGTACTTACGGAATTTTTCTTCGTAAACCTTCTGCTTTACCATATCCTTTTTGCGCCCTGCTTTCGCCATTTGTTTTGTTTTAGTTATCTAATCCAACCAAGACCTTGTCTTTTGTATGTATAAGAACGTCTGTCGCGTCCGTCACTAATCTCAAAAGCGTTTGACGGATAGACATTTGTTTGTGACCAAATCTGTTGAGTGTCGTTCGTCGTGTACTCTGGGAAGTCTGACTGATTGAAACACAAATAGTCAACCATTCTTTGCGTGTAGAACATTGCTTTGCTACGCGATTGATCGCGGTAATTTTGCAAGTCCGTTTGTGTGATAGGTGTAGTGTCTTCGCTTGTGCGAATTACTAAACTTCCGTTGTCCGTTTTAACGTACAAATGAGGAAGCATCTCGTACAACGACCACCACATAATCATTCGACGCAAGTAAGTGTCTAATAACTCCTCGTATGCGCCTGTAATGTCGTCGTTTACAACGTCTTCTTTAATCTTGTTGTACAAGTCAGTACCTAAATACAACTGCGCGTATTCGTCTTGCGCTAAATAGATAGCAGGATACATCAAAAGAGGGTCAACGCTTCCGTTAATCCAACTATATTTCTTTATGTAATTTTCGTCTATTAAAAGAACTTCGGGTTGTAGTGCCATTGTGTTTTTTTTTATGAGTATTTTAATGAACCGCGTGAAGGTGTGTCGTTAGGACGAATTGATTCTTCGCCTTTTGGAAATAGTTCGTTTGCAATTGCGCCTGTTACAACTTTGTCGTTCTTCAATCCGTCGTTTGGAAGGAACTTTCCGCCTTGTCTTTTACGCATAAATACCTTTCTGAAGAAAGCGTGGCGGCAATAGACCCCCCCTTTCCACCTCCAAATGGAATAATTTGAGCTACCTTGAGGTGCAAACTCTCCGTTCACTCCTGCGTCACCCATTTCAATAATATCTTCGTAACGAAATAGCGCACCCATTTTAGAAAGCGCAACCATTTCTTGACAGAAATCTCGTGTAACAATTTCTCCGTCTTTGTATGTGAAGTTCTTTGAGTAGTAGTAACGAACCTTGTAAAGTCCTGTATCTTTTTCGTCTTTTTGGTCGGGGTTAGAATAACCACGAACGCTCATAAATTCAGAGCGAAACTTTTCTTCGTCGTCTGGGTTAGTTACTTCTTCATCTGAAAGCAACTGCCATTCTTCTTCGTTGATATATTCCGCCTTTTCGCGTAAGTGAGCCAACCACGCGTCGCCTTGTTCCTTGCTTATCTTAACATCCGCAGGTTTGTCCTTCTTCGCAACTACTTTTTTTTTTAATTCAGCAGTTTGCACCGTTGGTTCAACAACTACCGCAACGTCGTCAAAAACGTTGTTCATTTCAATCTTTAAATCACTTCCAAGAATTGGCGCGAAAGTGTTTGTTATGATTCTTTGGTAAGGCTTAATAACTTGGTTGTTGAATATCTCTAAACCAACCAACATTTCATCCTTATTTGAACCGAATCCTGTTGTGTCTCTAATTCCGTGAATAAGAGGTGAAACAACGCGGTGTCCAACCATAATTTGCTTCGATGTTTCTTCGCTTAAAAACTGATATTGTTTGTCAGCGTCTGAGAGAGGAAAATCTTTAATGTCGGGAACGCGTGTAGGATCTTCGTTGAACGTCATTAAGAACTTTCCTGCGTTACTTGCACCGCTCAATCGTTCTTCCCATTCACGACGTATTGCCTCACGTTCTTCTTTCTGCGGAATACCATTTAAGAAGTTAATGATGAATGAAGGGAATAAACCATTCAAGATGTTGTTAACGTGATACATTCCCATTTGATGAGAAAGTTCAATGTAATTCAATGCTCCAAAATAGTCGGGTTTCGGATAGTACGAACTTCCTGCCATCATTCCGTGAGCGTAAATCACTTGACGCGGTTGTTCTTGCGCTTGTGAAGGATTGAACGCAGGGATGAACTCGGGCTTTCCTTTCTTCGAACGTGAGTTCTTCCAGTCGCGAGAATACCAAACACCTGTTATTTCTTCTTCTTCTTTGTCGTAAGCTAAACGACAATTCTCAAAAGGCAAGTGGTTAATCTTTACCACGCGTGTAAAGTCCATCGACCAAATAACCTCTGCAACAAACGCACCCTGCAATTTTAAGTCGAAAGAAATGCCTTGTAAAGCATTGTCGAGAATCGTTCCTGTACCTTGTCCCTCAATCATAAACGCAATCGAGTTTGTCAACGCGTTGTGAATTGGTGAGTTGTAGTAAAGGTTGATTAAGTATTGAGGGTAAAGGTTGTTATCTCCGTAATCAATCCAACCGCTGCGGTTCTCTTTTTCGATTGCCTCTGTTGGTATGTATCGGCTTAACGCTATTTGTTGAATGTTGCTCATTTTATGCGCCTGTATATATTACATCGACAGGAATTGTCGGTGTTGAAACGTCAAAGTAAATTGTTCCGTTTGATAGTATCATTGAACCACGTTCAACAAGACCAACTACGGAAGCATCTGTTGGGTCTAAATTCACCGCGCTGTTTTGTCCGTACACGTCGTACTTGTACTTTCCAGCGTCAGTTAGACCAACTGTTGTCAAACGTATTTTAGTAACACGTTCGTTTTCTGTGATTACGGTAACGACTTGAGCGAGTTGCTCACCTGTCATTTCGTAAGTTAAGATTAAAAGATAGTTAGTGAACGCAACGTTGAAGTATTGGCGACCTTCGTCTAACGAAAGCCACGCGTCTTGATTCGCTGTGTTTGTGTTCAAATAAACCATTCTATCTTTTTATTTGTTATGATAAATTTACAGCACAGAGGGACGCGTTGCCCCTCTATGTGTAAAAGTTTTTTTATTCTTAGTCAAGGATTGACAAAGGCGCACCGCTCAATTTATACGCTCTTTTCGGAGTTTCGTGAACGAATGCCAAAGTATATCCATTGGCGTCACCCAAAGTTGCTCCAGTTGCCGCAGTAGAAGTAGAAAGGTCTGCTCCGTACTCGTAACCAACAGCCCACCAATTGTCGTTTGAATCGTTAACGAAAACCATTGGACGCGCTTTAGCAACTGTTTGCAACTCTAAACGCTTCGCGCTTGAAAGTTTCTGCAACATTACGTTAACGGTTTGAGTATAGAATACTGTTCCGTTGTCGCGGTTGAAGTTGATTGTTTCTTCGAATGATCCTGTTTGCGTTGGTAATTCGTAAGTGTACAAATCACCTGCAACTGGACCTACGATTGTAGTAACGATTTCGTTTGCGTCCAAAGTCAACGAAGTAACTGTGTCGCAAAGAACAATTTTTTTGATACCACCGATGCCGTCTTTGCAATCGAGTGTAAATCCTGTACTTAATTCACAAGCCATATTATTAATTTTTTATTAGCACAAAAGAGGGGTGGTTTTTATGCCACCGCCTCTATTCGTGCAAGGGTTAGAATGGTTGAGATTATGCTGGTTGGTAAAACGCGATTTCGTCACCGAATCCGTATTGAACACCTGCGAAGAAAGAAGCTGCGAAACGTACGTTGTCAGACAAATCTTTGTCGTACATATCCAATACCGCTACGCTGTTCCATTGGTCAAGAAGGTTTGTTCCGAACCAAAGGTTTGACTTCTGATAGAAAGCCATTGTGTCGTCAGACATTCCAGGACACTCAATGATGTCGTATTGTCCCTGCCAAGTCATCTTCACAGTCTCACCTTGATAAAGGTAGCTTCCACCACCAAGACCAAGAATTGCAGTTCTGAATGCTTCAGCAACGTTTGAAGAAACTGCGATAACAGGCTTTTCAGTAGCACGACGAACGCGTGTTGGTAAAGTCAATACAAGTTTAGCCATTTCGTCGATAACATTTGTGCTATCGATAGTAGTTGCACCTGCAACGTCAAGAACAGAAGCGTCAGCCAAGAACAAAGTCTCGAAACCTGCGTACTCACCTGCTGTTGCGTTAACACCCTGCCAAATCAAACGCTCGTTGTTTGCAGCCATTCCTGCTAAAACGTTAGCAATGATTGCGTCAGTCAATGAAGCGTGAAGATTTCCGTCTTGCTCTGATTTAGCTTCCCAGTCAGCCAAGAAATCTTTCTTACAAAGTTGTCTGTGAATTTGGAATTTCTCAAGAGTAAGGATTCTTTCAGTTAAAGTAACTGTTCCTGTTGGAGTAAAGTCACAAGTCGCGTTAGCGAAAGTGATGTTGTCAACTAATTTGCGAACAACTTGTTTGTACTCGATGTTCTCTTTGAATGTAACCGCAGCCAAAGACTCGTTACTTAAAAACGCAGCGCGGATATATCCTGCTGCTTCACGACCTGCGAAGGTTGTAGTTAATGAAGTGGTAGTAGCCATTTTTTATTGTTTTTTTTTTATTTGTTTAAGTGAAATAAGATGCGCTCTTCAGCCGACATTCTGTTGTAAGGCTTTGAAGGCGCTGATTGTTTGTTTTGTTTTACTTCTTTGATAGATTGAACCGCAGGTTGTGCGCTCAACTTCTCTACGTTTGAAGAAAGTTCTGCGTTTGCTTTCTTTAATTCAGAAAGTTCGCTTTCAAGTTTAGCAACCAAAGATAAAAGACCTTCAACTTCAGCGTTGAAAGTTTCTTCAGCAACTACTTCAGTCGCTTGTTCTTCTTCGATTACAACTTCAACCTCTGGAGATTCTTCTTCCATCGGTTTGATCTCGGTAACAACACCGTCAGCAACAACAACGATAACTGATTCAGCGGTCTTGTACTCACCGTCCATAACAGCAACCTCGTTGCCTTCTGCGTCCTTTGTGAATACACGAACACCTGCAGCCCACGCGTCGCTATCTGTGTAGATGCTTGTACCGTCCTCAAGAATCGCTTCAACCATTTGCTTCACCTCCACTACTTCTTCAGCAGAAAGGCTAACATTGTGCTTTGCGAAAAGAGCGTTTACTTTTTCTCGTAAGTTCATAAATGTGTTTATTAATAATTTAGTTCCTAAATAGAAAAGAAGGTATATTTGTTTCATAATTGATTCTTTTCATAGATTCTTTTTGATTTTAGGTTTGGCGAGGGGAGTGATTACCCCTCGTTTTTTTTTAACCTAAATTGTCAAGAATAGCGTTTAGTACTTTCATTTCGTCTTCGCTCAATCCGTACGTCTTAAACCCCATTGCGCCCTTTTCTTTTGTAATCTTGGTGAGTGCTAAAAGAAACAGGTTTGCGTCGTCGTTGAACAATTCGACCTTTAAGAACCCCCCTGCTTCGATGTTCATATTATTTGTTTGGATCGTATGCCCAGTTCTTGAGTGAAATAGTGCGCTTACTTCCACAATCATTTCCGTTGCTATCGGTTAGCAAATCACCTGCTGTATTTTCTCTCATTCGATTGATGAAGGCAATTGTCTTTCCTGCATATTCGTAGTGCATATTCGTCCATTCGTCTTTGTTGGTTGAAAGAAGTTCAAGATTTCTTTCGATAGGTGAGCGGTCAAGTGATGCAAGTGTTGAACATTCCGTTTCGCTCCACGCTTTAAGTTCTGAATAAGTCATATTAACAGCGTTCATATAGTCAATATAACGTGCGTCAATTTCTTCTTGAGTGGCTAACTTCAAAAGTTCGTTTAACTCTTCAAGAATGGCAGCGAACTCTTCGTTTGAGTGCATATACATTTCTTTCTCTGCAATAAAGTTACCTTCAATCGAGAAACCTAACACCTCTTTGTTTTGAATCTGTTGTTTCACTTCTTCGTTCTCCACTTTCATACATCCGAACCACGTCCCTTCTGGAAGTGAAAACCCGAAGTTCTTACTCTTGTCGTTCTCGCCTTCAATGATCCACGTCTCAACCAAAGACACTCCGTCAACAACTTTCGCGTGTTCAACCGTTGCGTTGTTTTGGTTCGCTTGTTTCAAATAATTGTAAGCGATAGCGCGAATCGTTTCCTTCGAATACTTAACGTAGTATTCTTCGTTTGTGTCTTCGTTGCGTCTGTATATCAGTTGGTCGGGAATTAGCAAAGCGCCATACAAAAGACCTCTAAAATCTTCTTTGAACTTCACGTTGTGTTGTTCGCTTAACGCAATAAACGAAACACCTATTGCAGGTTGTTCTACGACGCTAATAGCATAAACACCAAGTGTTCCTTCGTCGTCTATGCCGTACTCAATTACTTTAATTTTTTTATTCATTGTTTTATTTTTTAGCCACCAAGACGCGCTTGGTTGTTGATTAGTTGTTGTGCTTCTAAATTGCTGCTCACTTGACCGCTTACGACGTATGCTTGAAGCGGTGGTTGTTGGTTGGGTTGTATTCCCAAGAACGCGAAGTTGGCAGGTGAAGGCGCTTGTGTGCCTGTTGACACTCCGTTTATATTACCACCACCACTTGGAACAGAACCGCCTTCAAATTTCGTTTGCGATATTTTAACTACGTTTGCAAGACCTGCTGTTAATGCAATACCAGCCTCAACGAATTGTGCTCCTGTTGCAAGTTTAGCAGGGTTACCACCTGCCGTTAACGCAGCGTTGACTGCTTGGTAAGTATTTATAATTGCTTGTGATAATGAGAACGCTTTATTGATTGCAAACTGTCTTCTTGCTGCTGCTTCTGAATTTGCGTTGAATGCGTTGTTTAACTCCATTAATGCTCCTAAAGCATTTGAAGCCATTTCAAATTCCTTCTCTCTTGCTTGTTGATTTATTTGTCTTATCTTCTCTTGCTTTTCACGCTCAAGAAGTTCAGCCATTTCTTTATCGTTTTTATACAACTTTGCCTTTTCAGCGTATTCTAATTCAAGCATTGTTAACTCACGATTCCTTCCGTATGTTGTAATGTTTGCAAGAATAGTTAATTGCTCTCTAAAACGTGTTTCGTTGGCTTCTCGAAGTTGGTCTTCTGTTGTTGCTAAAGACTGGTCTAATTCAATCTTTTTTTCGTTATAAGCAATCTGCGCTTCAAGTCTTGATTGTGTTCCTTCTTTGTGTTTGGTTATTTCATCTTGAAGCCTTGCAAGTTGCATTTCTCTTTCTTGCATTAAAACAGAACGTAAAGCAGTTAATCTTTCAATATCGTTCTTTTTTCTTTCTGCTTGAAATTTACTTTCAGCAATTGCTAAATCATTGATAGAAGCGTTTTGCGCTTTTAACATTTCATTTAACTCACGATTCAAAGCAAGGTCATTCATCTGTTGCTCCGAACGTAAACCTGCAACCTTTGCTCTAACTCCGTCCGCTTGTGCTTGTGCTTGAATTAATGCGGTTTGGTTGTCAATTGTTTTGTTATGTTTATAAACTGCTGCAGCTGCTTCAACTTGTGCATTTGCTGCTGAAAGTTCTGCCTTTTCTTGTTTATCTAAAACAGCAAGTAAATCATTGTTTGCAACAATCCTTTCTTCAATACTATTTCTTTCATCGTCCCTTCTTTGTCTTAATAACTCCGCTTCTCTATCATATTGTTCAGCAAGTCTTGCTTGTTGCGCCGCTGCAATTTTCGCTCTGTTTTGCAAATCAGTTAATGCAGCGTTGGAGTTCCAAACTTTTTCAGCATAATTTCCAAACGCTGTAGCTGCTTCTTCTACAACAACTGTTGCTCTATCAACTGTGTTTTCAACTCCTGTGAATACATCAACATATTCTTTTCCTGCCTTTATAGCTGCTTGTTTTGCATTGTCTAAATTACCTTGAAATAATTGTGAAAGTGCTTCTGCAACATAACCCAACATATCAAGATAGGACTTGAATCTTTCAATTAAGTTATCTAAAATAGCTTGACCAAATTGTTTGATTGATTCAACAGGATCGTCAAATATCTTTTTAAACCAATCAACAACAACACCTGCATTTTCACCAATATAATTGAATAAGTCTCGAATCATATCTCCGAGAGTACCCATTGCTGTAGAAAAGAAATCTACAACTTTTTGGTTTGCGCTGAATACGTCTTTAAGTACACCAATTGCACTAATTACAAGACCAATTCCAGCAGCCTTAATTGCAAGACCTATTGCCTTAAAACCTTTCGCTCCTGCTTCACCTGCTTTTTTTAAGTTTTTACCTACATTCTGCGTTTCGTCACCTGTCTTTTCAATTTTGTCGTTAACCGTTTCAACACCTTCTTTAAGTCTTGTTATTGAAGATTGCGCGTCTTTATCGTCAACGTTAATCTGAAAGTTTATGTCTTTTTTATTTGCAGCCATTTTAGAGTAGTATATATAACATTAATATAAAAAAAGCAGAAATTACACTTAATGAGAAAATTTTACTGAATAATAAGAACTTTTTACTTATCTTATTTTTACCACTTGCTACTTTTCCCATTTCTCCATTGCTTTTAATGTTCAACTTAATGAACTCTAAACACGCTACCATTTCGTGCGCTCTACTTTGTAGACGTTCCTTTGAAGTCGCTTCCATTTGATATTATTGTTATTGTATCACCTAATCCTGTGAAAGTCACGCTTCCACTTCCTTCAACCGTTTCTCCTGTGTATGCTTGTACTGCTACTCCATTTGCTGCTGCTGACTTCTGAATGATGAACTCACGTCCTGCTGTTGTCTTTGCAGAAGGTAAATAGATAGTGATATTGTTCGATGTTGTATCTGCGAAAATCATTCGGTCGTAATTTGTTACAACGTAGTCAGTCGTTACTGTCTTAACTGGCTGACTAACTCCTGCGCTAAACGTAACAGGCGCACCGAAGCGTGTTGGTGCTAACGAAGGCGCTTGTTGTGTGATGAAAGAACGCGTTCCGTTGTTTGGTATCGAATAGCAATTGTTCTTTGCGCTGTTCCAATAGTAGCCAAAACGTCTGCAACAATCTTCTGTTACTGTCGCAGGATCACCATTCGGTGTTTCCCAATTTATTGTTTGGTTGAGGTTAGCTGTTACCGGGACAATGTCGCAGTCGTTGTTTATGTCGAGTAAGCGAATAAGTTTTACTTTCGTCATGTCTTGTTCACCCACTACGTAACCTTCGATGTCGAGAACGCGCCACCAAGAATCGACAATCCATATTTTATCCGACCATTGAAACGTGAAGATGTCGTTTAGCGTTAGCGCAAACATTCCTTCTAAGATGCGCGCCTGTCCGTCGTAAAGTTCTCGGTAGTAGTTACGCCACCAACGATTATAAAGGTTGTCGTATGGCGGTGCAATGATAGTGTGAAGAGGCACTTCGGGAGCGAAGTTTAAATCGCTATCTCCGACACTTGCGTTCATCGTCGAATAATTGTTCAAACACTTGACTGCCGTTTGTACTACGCTGTTGGAAACCTCGTCGTATATGTTAACAAGAAAGTCTGCGAAGTAGTAAAGTATGCGTGGTTTAGGTTGCACGAACTGTCCTTCCGCATTGATGAAACGAGGAACAACAACGTCGGTGTTTTCAACCGCGCGTGAAGGTGTTGGAGCGAAAGCAAGTTCAACCTTTTCTTCTCCAGTTGCGAACTCGTTGATTACTTCGAAGTCGCTTTCCGTTACTTCGTAGCTTCCAAAGATATGTCCGTTGTCTTTGTAGACGCTGTTGTAATAGTCTGAATCTTCGGTGTATGTGAAGGTGAACTTTGCCTTTTGAAGGTCTGTCGTTGGGTAGTACGTTATGTCTTTTGACAAGTCTAATTTCTCTGTCCAATCCAAAGTATTTCCGCTTCCGATGTATTCGACTAACGGCTCAATGCGTAGCGTGTTTGGAAGTGTGCGGTCGGGAACGAAGGCAAGGTTAAACATCTTTTGAATAGACGTGATAAAATCAATTTGCTTCATGTCTGGAGCGTTATATTCCATTATACAAGTATCACCTGTTAAAGATGTTCCAATGCTTACAATTTCCAATCCTGTCCCAAAAGAATCTACTGCTCCTGTTCCGAATAAATCAACGTCCCAAGTAAATGTTCCTGCGGTTGAATCTTGTGGAAGTATTTGTAACTTAAATTTTATTTGTTGCCCTTCACTAAATGCAAATGTTTGCGTTGTATCTAAATAAAACAAATAACTTGTTTGAAGTAATTCGTAGTCATAAGTAAAGACATCGTCTACATAAACCAAAACACGCAAAGGATAGTTTCCAAAGTCTTGACCATTCAAAGTGTTTATTCTTCCGTGAGCAGTAATACGAAAAGAGTATTGTGCTGAATAAGGAACAGTAAATATTCCACCGCTCCAATTTGCACCTGCGTCTTCGTATTCAGTTAATGCGCTGTATAAACTATAAACGTTGTTTGAAGGCGCGAATGTTAATCCGTTAACGTTAGATGCTACTGCTAAATTTGCAGCGTTATCGTTTAGTCCAAGTGTTGCGTTCAAATACTGCCCGTTCACAAATGGAACGTACACGTTTTCAAGACAAGATTCTAAAAAATCACTTTGGTATTGAATACCAGCATCATTCATTATTTGATTAAACAAATAAAATGCGCTAACCGAAGGTGTCAAGTGTCCTACTTTAAGCGAATTAGGAATATCAGAAGAATAAATTACTTGCCCCTCTGTGTTTGTTGCTGTTAAATTAAATTTGTCGCAAAGTGTCAAAATAGTATAGTCGTTTGGTGGTGTTTCAACGTTAGCGTGAACTAAATCGTAGTCAAGGTCACCGCGAACAATAGATTCAATATCGCGTAGTTTCTTCTCGTTCAATAGACGTGCAAGGTTTGGAACTTCACCGAAGAACACCACCTCGAACTCGAACAACTTACCACTTTGCCAGTACAACTTTTTCACTTGAACGTGTCCTGTTGCAATTGGTATAGTGTTAACCGTTAGCGTCGCTTCAACCTTCTTGCGAAAGTCAAACCAACCGTCGAAGTTCACGTTGAAGATAGCACCGAAAAAGTCTACGTTAGTCTTACTTGCAGGAATACGAAATTCACGCGAGTAGTTACCAACAGAAGAAAAGTCGGTAAGGTCGGTGAACTTGTAGTTGAGGTGCATCTTTTCATTCTCGTACAAGTCAATTGTCGCTGCGTTTCCGTCGTAGTCCGTCAGCGTTAGTATTACTTCGTTTATCATAGACCTACAGGTTGAGAGTATTTCAAGTTCAAAGTAACATTATAAAGTTTTGAGTAGCGTTCATCTTTGATAACAAAATTCTGCGTATCAACAAGAACAGGTGTTTGTGTTCCGTTGTCGTTGATTATAAACACGTCGTTTGAACGACACAAAGTTTGAAGTAAGTTGAACTCTCCAACCGATACCCAGTCGCTGTTTATTTGTAGTCCTTTCGTCGTTGTAACATATCGGTCTGTTGTGCCTCTGTCGTAAGTGTTGAAACCAAACGTCGAAGCGTTGTATGTACCTACCACTTTTTGATATTGCTTCCTGTCGTAATTGAACGACAACTCCGATTTCTTCGTGAAGTTGAAGTAATCCACACCACCGCAAGTATTTGTCCAACC